ACATCTAAGTTAGTTAGTGCTTACTTATGTATGGGGGGGAGGGGGTAGTCGTTGTGTGGAATATTTGTGGGAGCCTCCTACCCACAAGAAAAGGTAAATTGGCTTTTTAAGTAACAGGGACTAGGTAGCAAGACTAGGAAGTGATGGACGATAGCCTGTAACCCGTATATACAGGTAAATCTCAAGAAGAGAGAGCCTCTCGTTTATCTAAGTTACCTCCATGTTTGTCAGACAATGGAAGCCTAAGCAACGTTGCCCCGTTCGCCTTGTCTGCGGTGTTATCACAACATTAGCAGAGGGTTACTAGAAACTCGCCCAGTTCACTACGTTTATCCTACTTGGTCGGCTCAACCGCATAGAGGGGTGGGTCATGCCCCCGTTGTCTTTACTATATCAGGGATTACCCTATTGTTCAACAAATAAATCTAGTTCATAATACGATGCACAACTTATTGTCAAGGAGCAATGTATGCCAAAAGGTTTTCCCAAGCGTGGTGATGAACTTATGCCTCTAGAGGGCGGTGTTAGTGGTAGCGGTGGCGGTGTTACAAGATTAGCAAAAGAACTTGTGGGCGGTGCAGGCATTGCTGGCGGTATGTATGGTATTGGGAAATACGAAAGAAACGTAACAAAAGAAGCAGACAAAATGAGAGAAGAAAGCAGAGAGATAAACAGTCGCGCCCAATATGAGCATGAAAAAGAGGCTGGTGATCCTAACGCAATCAAGTTATCATTTGAAGAGTGGAAAAAGTTGTAAAAACCCGTGGTAGACCAAAAGGGGCTACCAACAAACAGTTCTCCCTTACCAGTTATGCTGATAAGCCTGAACTCATCACTCTACCCAAGACTGAGACTGCTCAACTTAAAGAACTAAAGAACCTCCTGATAAACAGCGCAGGTTCTAGAGTTGTCCACAAAGCGGTAGAGATAGCCATGAATGATGAACACCCTGCCCAACTAGCCGCCATTAAGTTGTGTATGGACAGAATGTTGCCTGTCTCCATGTTCGAGAAAGAAGGCAAACAAAGGTCGGCTGTAACTATCAATATTACGGGTATTGGGGAGATTTCCCATGCTCCAACCATAGATGCTGAAGACATAGAGGCAAAAGATGAGTGATCTGAACTTTAGCCTACTGCCTTGGCAAGAAGAAGTCTTTAAGGATAAGACTAGGTTCAAGGTAATTGCGGCTGGTCGTAGATGCGGTAAGTCCCGTATGGCGGCAGTCACCCTACTTATTGAAGCCTTGAAATGCCCTGCGGGTTCTGCGGTGCTTTATGTTGCGCCTACCAATGGTCAGGCTAGACAGATTATTTGGCAAGTTCTAATGGAATTAGGACGAGAGGTTATCCAAAATGCCCACATCAACAACCAAGACATCACCACCATCAACGGAGCAACCATCTACGTCCGAGGTGCTGATAGACCCGATACCCTCCGTGGAGTCTCCCTCACCTACGCAGTCCTTGACGAAGTTGCGGACATCAAGCCCGAAGCGTGGGAGCAAGTTATCCGAGCCTCTCTCTCCGATAAAAAAGGACGAGCCATGTTTATCGGAACTCCCAAAGGAAGAAACTGGTTCTACGATCTGTTTAGATTGGGCGAAGGCGCAGAGGATAAAGACTGGAAGTCTTGGCACTTCACCACAAAAGACAACCCCCTGATCGACCCTACTGAGATCGAATCTGCCAAGAAAACCCTGTCTTCCTTTGCTTTCAAGCAAGAATACATGGCTAGTTTCACCAATGCTGGTAGCAACATCTTCAAGGAAGAATGGATTAAGTACGGGGTTGAGCCTGAACACGGCAGTTACTACATAGCCTGTGATTTGGCAGGATTTGAGGAAGTTGCCAAACAAGCGGGTAACTCTAAGAAACGGCTAGATCAGACTGCTATTGCCATTGTGAAGGTAACGGATGATGGCAAATGGTTTGTCAAAGAGATTGTCTATGGGCGTTGGGACATCCGTGAGACTGCGGCAACGATCCTGTTGAAGATGCGGGAATACCGACCTTTGGCTGTTGGAATTGAGAAAGGTGCGCTAAAAAACGCAGTTTTGCCATATTTGTCTGACTTAATGCGTAAAAATAATGTATATTCGCACATAGTTGACTTAACGCATGGCAACAGGAAAAAGGCTGACAGAATTATCTGGAGTCTCCAAGGGCGGTTTGAGCATGGACGTATTGTGCTGAACTCTGAGGAGGATTGGGATGAATTTAAAGATCAACTTCTTTTGTTTCCCGCCATCGGAGTGCATGATGATTTGCCAGATGCTCTCTCATATATAGATCAAATGGCTGTTACCTCATACTTTGTTGATGACCAAGATGACGAGTGGGAGCCAGTAGACATAATAAGCGGGGTTTGATAATGGCAACAGATAAAGAAGTCGGTATGGAACAAAACGAGTTTGACGAGCCTAGTGAGGCTGACAAAGAACTTGTTGGATTTGTTGTAGACCACTGCAATCGGTGGCGTGACTACCGAGATGTTAACTTCCTTCCTGATTGGCTAGAGTACGAGCGCATCTTCCGTGGTCAATGGGCTTCTGAAGACAAAACCCGTGAATCTGAGCGTAGCCGTATTGTCACACCCGCCACCCAACAAGCCGTAGAGACTCGCCATGCTGAGATTATGGAAGCAATCTTTGGTCAAGGCGACTTCTTTGATATTGAAGACAACCTACAAGATGTAGGCGGCAACCCCATAGATGTTGAGTTAATCAAGGCTCAACTGATGGAAGACTTCAAGAAGGACAAAATCCGCAAGTCCATTGACCAAATCGAGTTGATGGCTGAAATCTACGGCACAGGCATTGGCGAGATTATTGTCAAGACGGAGAAGGAATACATCCCCGCTACGCAAGCAATCCCAGGCCAAGTCGGACAAGCCGCCATCGGAGTCTTAGAAAAAGACCGCATTGGCGTAAAGATCATGCCCGTCAATCCCAAGAACTTCTTGTTTGACCCTAACGGCACATCCATTGATGACTGTATGGGGGTGGCTATCGAGAAATATGTCTCTATCCACAAGATTGTCCAAGGCATAGAGAAGGGTATCTACCGCAAAGTAGACATTACCACCTCTGGTGAAGACACAGACCTTGAGCCTACCCAAGAGGTTAGCCAATATCAGGATGAGAAAGTCTTGTTGTTGACCTACTACGGCTTAGTTCCACGGGAATACTTGAACAATCTCAAGGAAAACGAGGATATTGTTGAGTTGTTCCCTGAGAATTCTGCGGCAGAAGACTACACAGACATGGTGGAAGCCATTGTTGTGATTGCCAATGATGGTCAACTGCTCAAAGCAGAAGAAAACCCATACATGATGAAGGATCGCCCTGTCTTGTCCTATCAGGATGACACAGTTCCGAACCGCTTGTTGGGCAGAGGCACAGTAGAAAAAGCGTTCAATATGCAAAAGGCTATTGATGCTCAGACCCGTAGCCACTTGGATTCCTTGGCATTAACGACTAGCCCCATGATTGCTATGGATGCGACTCGCCTCCCACGAGGAATGAAGTTTGAGGTAAAGCCTGGCAAGGCAATCCTCACCAATGGCGCACCTTCAGAGATTCTTTACCCATTCAAGTTCGGTCAAACTGACCCCAACAACTTGGCTACGGCACGAGACTTTGAGCGTATGTTGTTACAAGCAACGGGAACTCTTGATTCTCAGGGCATGATTAGCAATGTTGCTAGAGATGGTGGTCAAGGCGGTATGTCTATGGCTGTCGCTTCTATCATCAAGAAGTACAAGCGCACTTTGGTGAACTTCCAAGAGGATTTCCTAATCCCGTTTATCAAGAAGGCGGCTTTCCGTTTCATGCAGTTTGACCCAGAACGCTATCCTTCTGTGGACATGAACTTTGTTCCTACGGCTACGCTTGGCATCATTGCTAGAGAGTACGAGCAACAACAGTTTATTGGCTTGTTGCAGACGCTTGGCCCAAATACTCCCGTGTTGCCAATCATCTTGAAGGGAATTTTGTCCAATTCAAGCCTATCTAACAGGTACGAGTTGATGCAAGCCTTGGATAAGATGAGCCAACCTGACGAGCAAGCACAGCAATTGGAACAAGTTAAGCAACAATTGGCTCTGCAAGCGGCACAAGCGCAGATTGCAGTCAACACTACTCAGGCAGAGCAGAATCGTGCAGAGGCTCAGAAGTTGACAGTCGAGGCACAGTTGATGCCCCAAGAGACGCAAGCCAAGATGAGTGCATCTTTGACTAAGAATCTACCTAATCAGGATGACTTAGCGAGTAAAGAGTTCGATAAAAGAGTTAAGATTGCGGAGTTGATGCTCAAAGAAGCAGACATCAAGAACAAGTCCAAGATTGTTGAGTTGCAGATGGCTGACAAACAGAACAAAGTGCAAGGAATGGAGCAAGACTTCCTTGATCAACTGACAAGACAACTATCTTCAAACCCACCAAAGGGTGAATAATGGATATTGAAAGCCTAGCCAAGGAGTTAATCCTTAAAAACATGAATCCTGAACAGCAATTGGCTGTTTTGGAGGGGATTAAGGCTTCTGTCGCCCAAGCCAAAGAGGTTCAAAAGCAACGCATTGGTGAGAATGTGGGCTTGGTTGTTGATGCCCTCAAAAAGATTGAATCTGATATCCGTTCTCGCTATGACGAAGTGGGAAACGCCATTGAAAAACGAGTTGCCACCATCAAAGATGGAAAAGATGGCAAAGACGGAAGGGATGGGCGCAATGGCAAAGACGGACGTGACGGAAAGCAAGGCGTTCAGGGAGTTAAAGGCGAAGATGGTCGAGATGGGCGTGATGGAGTGGATGGTATTGATGGTGTGTCTGTCACCTCTGCTCGTATCGATTTTGATGGTAGCCTTATCATTAGCCTTTCTAGTGGTATTGAACTCAATGTTGGTGAAGTTGTTGCTCCTGACCTTGCGGAATCCATCAAAGTTATTACTAATGGTGGCGGCACTTCTCAGTCTGTCCTTGATACCCTAGCCTCCCTACAAACTCAGATAGATAACCTGATTCCTAGTCAAACAGGAAACTCAGGTAAGTTCCTAACAACCAATGGAACATCAACTTCTTGGGCATCTGTCGCTGGTGGACTTAGTTACCAAGGCACATGGAACGCAACTACCAATACACCTACATTGGCAAGTAGCACAGGCACAAATGGTTACTACTACATCGTTGCAACGGCAGGAAGCACTAACTTAGATGGCATTACTGATTGGCAAATAGGTGATTGGTTACTGTTTAACGGCTCAGTCTGGCAAAAGATTGATCAGTCTGAAGTTTTACAAAGCATTACATCAACCGATGGAAGTGTTACTGTAACGACTACGGGTTCTACGGCTGACTTGTCTGTGGCTGTGGCGGCATCTACCACTAATGTGATTTGCTTAGTTAGAAACACTACTGGCGCAACGCTGACAAAGGGAACTGCTGTCTACATTAGTGGCGCAACAGGGCAAAACCCAACAGTAACCAAAGCACAGGCAAACAACGATACAAACTCAGCCCAAACATTAGGTTTGATGACTGCTGATTTAGCAAATAACTCCAATGGTTATGTAACCATCATTGGATTGATTACAAACATAGATACCTCTGCATATACGGATGGTGAACAACTATATTTGAGTCCTACTACTGCTGGTGCTTTAACTGCTACCAAGCCTTATGCTCCACAGCATCTTGTATATGTGGCAATTGTTGAACACGCACATCCAACTCAAGGCAAGTTGTTTGTCAAAGTACAAAACGGCTATGAATTAGACGAGTTGCACAATGTGTCGGCTCAGTCTCCTAGCAATGGACAGACACTCGTATATAACGCCTCAACTTCCCTTTGGGAGAAGGCTAACCTGACAGCAGGAACTGCGATTAGCGTAAGCAATGGTGCGGGTTCTATCACGATAAACAATACAGGTGTTACTTCTGCTGTTGCAGGAACTGGGATTTCAGTCTCAGGTGCTACGGGTGCAGTCACTATCACTAACTCTGCGCCTGACCAAACAGTTGCGTTGACTGCTGGCACAGGGATTAGCACAAGTGGCACTTATCCCAACTTTACGATCACCAACTCTGCACCAGATCAGACTGTTGCATTAACGGGAGCAGGAACAACTAGCATTACGGGAACATATCCCAACTTTACAGTTACTTCCAATGATGCGTATACGGGAACTGTTACATCTGTAACTGCTGGAACAGGCTTAACTGGTGGCACGATCACAACGAGTGGTACTGTTGCATTGGCAACAAGTGGAGTGACTGCGGGTAGTTACACAGCAACCAACATTACTGTGGATGCCTATGGGCGTGTTACTTCTGCGGCAAATGGTACGGCTGGTGCAAGCATTAGCAACGATACGACTACATCGACTAACCTATATCCATTGTTTGCGGCGGCTACCTCTGGTACACCAACAACAATCTATACGGGTAACACCAAGTATTTGTATAAACCAAGTACGGGTGAGTTAAGTGCGCCAGCACCTATTGCTACAAATGGTATTTCTTTGATGAGTACGACAGTAAGTGCAAGTTATACGATTGCTAGTGGTAATAACGGATTCTCTGTTGGCCCGATTTCTATTGCAACTGGTCAAGCGGTGACTATTAGCGCAGGCCAGCGTTGGCTAGTACTTTAAGGATAAAAGATGGCTTATGGCGTTGTAAATGCTGACTTAATGACCACATCAGATGGTGTGAGTTCGTCTGGTCTTTATGGCTTTAAAAATAGACTCATAAATTCAGCGATGGTGATAGACCAGCGTAATGCGGGGGCGGCTGTAACAACAAGCACATATTGCCCAGATAGATGGAGAGTTGAAAATTCTTCAGATGCCGCTTTTTCTGCACAACAAGTTAGCGATGCGCCAACAGGTTTTGTTAATTCATTGAAATGGACAACCACAACAGCGGATGCAAGTCTTGCCGCTACTCAATATGCTTTAGTACGCCAAGGCATTGAAGGATACAACATTGCTGATTTAATGTGGGGAACTGCATCAGCGGCAACAATAACAATTTCTTTTTGGGTTAAATCAACTTTAACTGGTACATTTGGTGGAGTTGCTGGAAATGGCGCCTTTGATAGGTCATATCCATTTACATACACAATTTCATCAGCAAACACTTGGGAATATAAAACAATAACTATTGCTGGCGACACAACTGGAACATGGGCGACAACAAACGCCGCTGGAATGCAACTGTATTTTGGTCTTGGAACGGGTACAACATATAGTGGAACTGCGGGCGCTTGGACTGGCTCTGGTTTAATTTCTGCTACTGGTGCAGTAAGCGTAATTGGCACACTAAACGCTACATGGCAAATCACGGGTGTGCAACTAGAAAAAGGCTCAACAGCAACGAGTTTTGATTGCCGCCCTTATTCTGCGGAACTTGCTATGTGTCAGAGGTATTATGAAAAAACCTTGAGTCAAGGAACAACATCTTCTAGCGGTCAAACCAGTGGCGCATTGATTGCCATTGCTATGAGTACAACGCAGATGGCGGCACAGTGGACATTCAAACAAACAAAACGAGCAACTCCAACACTTACTTTGTCCTCTTTTAATGGAACTTCTGGTTCATGGTCTAGTGTTGCAACAAATGCAGATTTTGCTGTAACGCAACCATGGGGTATTGGCGACAATGGATTTGCAAGATTGGATAGCACAGGTATGACTGCTGGCGCTGGATATTGGGGTTTTGCTGTTGCTTCTGCGGAATTATAAAAATGGAAAATTACAAACTTTCACAAAATGGTCAAAGTATTCAGCGTTTGTCAGACAACGCATTTATCCCATTTGACCCCGCTAACACCGATTACCAGAAATATTTAGCATGGGTGGCTGAAGGCAACACTCCGACTCCCGCAGACGAAGGAACACAATAATGGCTTCAACTAGCGTTTATTGGATTCACCACCCTGACCATACTGATATGTTCAGTCAGGGATACATTGGTGTGTCTAATGATACAGAAAGACGCTTTACAGAGCACATACGCAAAAAACAAAATAGACATCTTAACTTTGCAATTAAGAAGCATGGCTGGGACAACTTAGTGAAGAAAAATATATTGATAGCCGATGAATCTTACTGCCTTGACATTGAATCAAAACTACGTCCAAGCGAAGCAATTGGTTGGAATATTATTTGTGGTGGTGGTAAACCGCCAATACGATATGGCAACAAAGACCGACTCGGTATGCCTAGCGTGTGGAAGGGTAAGAATCTGTCAGCAGAGCATTGCCAGAAACTCAGCGAGTCCCACCTTGGCAAGTCACCAGCAAACAAAGGACAAGTAGGCAAGCAGGTTGCTTGGAACAAGGGCAAGAAATGGTCGGAAGAGACCAAACAAAAGATGAGCGAATCAAGGCGTGGCATCTTGCATTCTGATGAAACAAAAGCCAAGATGTCTGCCGACAGAATGGGTAAGTGTCCGTACACTATGAACGATGAAGTAAAAGAAAAAATAAGAAAAACTTTGCTTGCTTATAACGCAAAACAAAAAGCAGAAAAACTAATGCAAATTGAAGGAAAACAATTATGCCTAACGTGATAAATGCCACGAGTACAGGAAATGGCGGGTTGATAACGCAGGGTGACGATTCTGGCATCCTAAACATACAGACAAACGAAACTACTGCGATAAGTATTGATGCTTCACAGAATGTGGGATTTAACTCAGGATATGGTTCTGCCGCTACTGCTTATGGTTGTCGTGCTTGGGTTAACTTTAATGGTTCAGGTACTGTGGCAATTCGTGCAAGTGGTAATGTATCGAGCATTACAGACAATGGGGTTGGTGATTACACAGTTAACTTTACTAATGCAATGCCAGATGCTAATTTTTCTGTGGGTGGTTCATACAACACGGGTAACTCTATTCCCAGTAGAGGAACAACATCTATTGGATTAAATACTACAGCGACAGGTTCAGTAAGAGTTTGGACTGGCTATGGCTCAACAATAGTATCTAATGGTGCTTTAGAAGACCCATCGACTGTATGTGTAAATGTTTTTAGGTAGAAATAACCCATGAATAAAAGAATTATTTACCCAACTGATGATGGCGGTGTTGCAATCATCATTCCATCTGATTGTGGTTTAACCATTGAACAAATTGCCGCCAAGGATGTTCCTACTGGCAAGCCTTACAAAATTGTTAATGTCTCTGATATACCAACTGATAGAACTTTCCGTAATGCGTGGGAGTATCAAGAATGATTACGATTAACTTAGATAAAGCCAAGGCCATTGTTCACGATAAGCGTAGACAAGCAAGGTCTGCTGAGTTTGCACCTTTGGACATTAAGGCAACCATTCCATCTGAAGCAGTAGCGGCAGAAGCGGCAAGAGCATTGATTAGAACTAAATACGAAACCATGCAAGCAGAGATTGATGCGGCTACAACAATCAACGCACTAACCGCCCGTATAGTGGCACTCGAGGAAAAGTAATATGGCACTTATTCTTTCGGGTGACGCTGGTATCACATTCCCAGTAACAGCGGGTAGTGCTTCTGCGGTGCAAGCATCTTCTGGTAGGGTGTTGCAAGTGATAAATGCTACTTATTCAACCTATGCCAGTTCATCATCTAGTACATTCGCTGATACTGGCTTAACCGCTTCAATTACTCCTAGTTCTGCATCAAATAAGATTTTGGTTATAGCAACTATTGCTGGAATTGCAAAACTAAATAACACATCTGTAAAGTTACAACTTGTAAGAGGTTCAACAGCCATATCAACAATAGAAAGTGGTGCTGGTTATACAAATGATTCTTCTTGGAATAGAGTTGCTGGTAGTTCTGTAAGTTATTTAGATTCACCAGCAACAACATCATCTACGACTTATAAGACTCAATTTGCATCTGCCGATAATATTGGAACAGTCTATGTTCAACTAGACCCCGCAATGTCAACAATAACACTTATGGAGATTGCAGTATGAACAAACATCAAGCAATTTACGCAACGCATAACAATGTCGTTACTATCCGTGGTAATGATGCTTTTGACGCTGAAGGCAACTCTGTCACCTATGACGAATCAGCAGTTCAAGCCTATATGGATGCTCATGCCTATATAGCAAAACGCCAACAAGCCTATCCAAGCATTGCTGACCAGTTAGATTTAATCTATCACCAAGGGCTAGACGCTTGGAGATCGGCTATACAAGCAGTAAAAGAGGAGTTTCCTAAATGATCCCTGAACTGCAAAAGTACTATGAATCCCGCTTTGACATGATGTCAACGGACGGGTGGAGGGACTTAATGGAGGATATTGACAACATGATAAATTCGTTGAACAATATTAGTACAATCCCTGATGAAAAAAGCCTACAATTCAAAAAAGGCGAACTTTCTATCCTAACGTGGCTAAAAACCCTTAAACAGGTCAGCACACAAGCGTATGAGGAATTGAATGAAAAGAATGTATGAATTTGTCTGCGTAAGCGGACATACCACCGAGAAACTCACTGATTATGAGACAGATGAAGTTCGGTGTTCAAGTTGCGGTGTGACAGCCAACCGCATAGTAAGTGCTCCAAGCGTTAATTTGGAAGGGTGGTCTGGTCATTTTCCGTCCTCATGGATGAAATTTGAGAAGAAGCACACAGACAAATTAAAGCAAGAGCAAAAAGAGAACTCCTAAGCAGAAATGCCGAGTTTAATGTCCTAGAACCGATAACGGCAGGAAAAAGGAAGAATATGTTGATTGATAAAGAAGACGAGTCGCCAAGTGAGTTAGACATAGTTGAGGAACAAAAACAACTACCTGAAGCACCGACTATCGCTGAACTCCCTGAGAAATACAGGGAAAAGAGTTTAGAGGAAGTCATAAGGATGCACCAAGAGGCTGAAAAGTTGATTGGCAAGCAAGCGCAAGAGGTAGGTGAAGTCCGTAAACTGGCAGATGAACTCATAAAGCAGAACCTTAGTTCTAACAAACAACCTATTGAGCAAAGTGAGCCTGAAGTAGATTTCTTTGAGAATCCGAAAG